TCGCTAATAGCACAGTAATACCGGAAGCAGCCACAGCTCTTAAATATGACTTAATTGCTGCCTTGTGTTTGTTTGATAGTTTCATGCTTTGCCTCCTAGTAGTGGGATGTGAAAAAACTCAGAATTTTTATCTTGATCTTTCTTGAAACTTACATGGACATGATGGTTATGAGGATTGCCTTTATATTTACGCCAGCGCCATCCAAGTAAAGGTGATGCAATTTTTGACTGATGGATTACATAACTGATGCGACCATTGGTTTTCCCGTATGATCGAATTTGATCTGCCAAATATGCTGAAAGCCCTTTGTCGTCAGAAAGCCGAGCGTCAATATCAATTGCTCGCACGCATCCGTTTGTGTCTGGGTTGTGATCGCTCTTTCTTGCGCTATGTCTAGCATCACCAATCCACCCATCAGATTTGCGCAAACGCTCTGGGAAGGAATCATCGATCTGCTCCCGTAATTGAACAGCTGCTTTAGATAGGTAAGGCTTCATTACGCAAGCAGAAGTTTTGCTTCGTCCTCAGTAATGCCTAATCGATCTAACAATGCTGCTTTGGTTGCTGCTTTTGCTTTAGCATCGGCTACTTTTGCAACAGCATTTTCTGAATCTATTGCATGTTGGGCATATTCGTCAGAAGTATATTCTCTTTCGACCAATTCACCTGTTTCGCAATTTACAATTGTCTTTATCATCTTTGTTTTTGCCATTATTTCACTCCATATAAGTAGGCTGTTCCACCGCTAAAGTTTCCTGATGCCATAAATAAATCAATTGAAGTAATTGCTGTAGTCGAATGATAAATAGCATTATAAGCAGAAGTATAATTATTTGCAGTATTACTCCAATAGATATAACCGCCTAGCACTTGAAAGGGTTTTCCATGAGTTGCTGAAGCGTATCTTTGAATTGTCAAAACTGAAAAATTTCTTATTGTGGCATCAGTAGATGAACTTGATAAACCATCACCTAAAACAATTGCACTATTTGCACTCATATTTGCACCTATGGCAAATTGTCCTGTAAAATAATTACTGCCAGTATCGCTATTGAAGCGGGCTTGGAATGTATTTTGATTTGATCCATAAGCCCCAATAACTATTAACTGCAAATCTGTGTATCCACTAAAACTTGTTAATGAAACTGTTGCGCCAGTCAATGAAGTAGTTGAAATCAAAGTCATTCCACCAGCAGCGGCAGAAGCCCATTTTAAACCTGTTGCAGTTGAGGAATCAGCTGTCAAAACTGTATCGTTTGCTCCGACGGCTAATCTTGCAATTGTGTTATCAGCTGTTCCTGCAATCAAATCACCTTTTGCATCAACTGTGGCTTTTGCAATTGCCGCTCCGGCATTTGTAAAAACTGTTGTATCAATTGCTGTGCCAAGTGATCTAATGGCTGCTGCGCCATCTTTGACCAAGGCTGTATCATCTGGAGTGCTCCAGCTGTAATTAGTAGTGGTTGCCATATTGTCCTATTCTCAGGATACGATTGTAGCGTATTCCCATGTTAATGTTGGATCTAGTGTGTTCCATGCCTCGGTGATTGGCACAGTATTCCAGCGCATCGCCACTTGGCTAAACGCCACCGGTGAAAGATTGATGGTTAGAAATAATTCATTAAACCTTGTGCTCCAACGCCATCCCTCAACATAACCCTCAAATACACCATTTGAGATCTGAGTTGGCAGGTTTTGAATGTTTAAAGGCTGACCCATAAACACACCTAAAAGGTTATCTCTATCGCTGTTATCAATCTGCGGATTAGTTATTGGAAAGGTTATGGATTGAAAAGCTGCTAACGGAAAGGCACGCTGGTCAATGTATCTGTCTGCGACCTCTTGGGCATCTACACCTGAATGAATAGCCGAACTGATATTTTCAGCTTTGTAGCCATATAAGCCAATGGATTCTGTACTTGTGGCAGTTGCCTGTGAATTAAAATTGTTTCCATAATTGATATAAATGTCATTGCGAATATCTGCGGATCTTGTAATAGTTGATAATCCTTGACCTAGAGCATGCTTAGCGTCCAAATCAACATAACCATTGGCTATTAAATAAGTTTGCCTATGGTCTGCATCTGCATAACCAATGTCCCCATTAGGTGCTTCATAAAGATAACCAAATGCGCTATCTGCAATGAAACTTGCAATGTTATAGACAGTATCAGGATCGGCTGATCTGCTAGACATCGTATAAAGCCCTGGTTGATCGATTTCGCCTAAACCTTGATTACCTGCCGTTGCCCAAGTTTCTGTTGCGTTATAGGTCGCCCATGTTGTAGCTGCTGGAACATCATTCCATGATGCCAACAAAACGCTAGATAGCAACTCATAAATCTGGTCGCCATCCTCATCTTGTGAAAGATTGTCGTTGTAGATTTCTTTGGCAAGTTTAACTAATGAACCCATTGCAAGGATTGTGTAATTCACAACAGTTGCCAATGATCCAGTTGCCCCAACCTCAACAGTTACATCAGTAACATCTCCGCCAAATAAATTTACATAAGTTCCGGAACTATCTTTAACTTGCAAACTCAAAGAATCGTTAATTTGAAATGGCAATGTTTGACCAGATAGGGCAACTAGAGCAACCTGCAAATAAGATGGATTAGGTTGAGTATAAATATCATCTCGACCTGCTTGGTGGGCAATATCGCTAATAGCAATGTCGGTGTAATCAACACCAGCAACAGTTAATTTCCAGTCAGGTGTCCAGACTGTCATTATCGAGCCCTAGTTATCCCGCTGTTGTAAAGCTGTGGAACTGATCTTGATGCGCTCTGATTTAATACTTTGGCAACGGCTCTTGCAGCACCCTCAGAATCTACGGCTTGAACTGTAATGTTATTTACTGTTGTGCCAGCCCTTAACGCTCCTGCACGCAATTGTGCATCGGTGGCTGATGAATTACTTAAATCTGACGATCCTGATGCGCCAGCATTTCCAGCGTTTGAAATTCCACCGCTACCATTTGAACCTATATTAGGCAACAATGGAATGGAATTGTATCTTTCAATCAAAGCATTAATGGCAGCGATTGCAACATCAACAGCTCGCTGAATTCCTGAAATAACCTTGCCAATAATGTTTGTAACTTCACCTGCAATAACTCCAACAGTCTTTAGGGCAGCACCTAATGTGCCTATCAAGATTGGAACTACAATATTAATAATAAATTTACCAAACGCATCAAAGGCTTCTTGGTTATCTTTAATTGCTTGTTTGATTGGATCGAAATATGAAGCAAATTCTTGCAATCTAGGAACTACTTCATCCACAATAAGAGTAACAAATCTTTCAACAAATGGAAGTAGTCGATAACCAATTTCTTCTTGTGCTTCGGCGAATGCTTGCTTTAATCGATCAATTCTGCCTTGAAATGTTTCAGCGTTAGCAGCTGCTGCACCACCATAAAGATTAGTCAATGCCTTTGTGGTTTCGGTAAAATCCATTGCCTTTAGATCGGCTTGGCTTAAACCAATACCTAATCTTGCAAGTCTTGTATCTTGTCCTTCATAAGCCTTTGATAATGCTTCAACAATTGTGCCAAGTTCTTTACCAGTTCCCTTTGATATATCAATTGCTAAATTTAGTAAATCCTGTGACTTTGTAACATCCTTGGTTGATACCGATAATCTCTGGAATGATGCTCTTAGTTCATTATCGGTTATGCCCGTGGCTAATTGAGTCTGTCGAATGTATCCCTCAGTTGCGGTTATTTGGGCATTGGTAGCCCCTGTGGCGGTCTTTAGGGCAGCAGCCAACCTTAATTGTGCTTGTTCATCCTCGATGGCTGATTTGACCCCATCAACGGCTAATTTGACACCATAGGCAGCAGCGGCAGCAGCAGCTACGGCAAATGCAGCAGCAGCCTTCTTTCCAAACTCTGAAATCCTGCTGGCGTTGGTTTCAACCGCTTTGTCGGCTTCACCTAGCTTCTTTTTTAAGTCATCAACATCAGCAAGGATTGATAATTTTAATGTGCGATTACCGGTTGCCATTAAATCCATTCCTTAATAATGCGATCAAAACTTTGTTCCCACTTGTTAATCAATTCAGGCTGAATTCTGCGAAGGGTTGGATAGATAAACCAACCTCTTGAACCTCTGCCTTGCCGTCCTGAATATGTAGGGAACTGCTTGAACTTATTAGATCCAAACTCCATACCACCCCATAGGGTTTGCGTTGTAGCCCCACCTGAAAACTTTTGTTTTGCGAAACCATAACGGAACTCACCAATTTTGCTTGACTTGGAGATACTAACGCCATCCGCAATTCTTTGCGCTGCCTTGCCAGATTTCTCTCTGCCTCTAGCTGCCTGCTTAATTTCCTCTGAAGCAAAATACGCCAAAGCAGCAGATTGACTTCTTGCTTCCTCTGTTGCTTGCTCGTCCATAAGTTTGAAAGCCTTGTAAATATCACGCAGATCGGATTTGTTGTAGGCGATTGTTTCATTTGCCATTCCTTCGCTCCAATATCTCGATCGCTGTTAAAATATCCTCTGCTTCAACCCATTCGCTCATTGGTATGTGAGTAGTTATTGCTAACTCAACCAATAATCGATTTAGGCTTCCTTCTGGATGACTTTTGGGTCTGCATCACCGACTATTACATCAGC